GATTCTACAAGTTTATCAGGTTCATCTATCCTGAAATCAGAAATTGAATCAATTAAATCTAAAGTTGGTGAAGAATTATTCTTCATTACTCTTTGTTTAATTTGAATCAATTTTTGATAGAGACCATGGACTATTGGGTTAAACTTTAGGTTTACTTGTGGATAATTAGGATCAAAAGATCCTAAAAATCTATCATAGTATTTCATTAAAGAGTTTGCACTCTTTTCTGCTATACTATCTAAACCTAATGAGAAGACTCTATCCATAAAAGGATAGATTTCGTCAACATTTGGTAGATTTAATTCTTGGATTTTACAAAATTTAAAGAAATAATTTCTTATTTCTTCATAATTTGTTAATCCTTTATTAAATCTTATCATTAAAATTGATGAATCAATAATAAATTTAAGTTTGATTCGAGAATAAAATCTCTTATTAAACTTAATATTAACCATTGATTTCATCAATAGCTCCGTAGTGGTACTTACCTTTAGTAAGGATGGAATTCTATAAATATACTCAACTACTATATTTATTATAGTAATTGGGTTATTCATATTATTCATAATCCCTCTTAAAGGTAAACCTGAGATTTCTCTACCTTGGAATATTCATCTTTTAGCAAATTCATATGTATTTTTGGATACATGTGTTTTTGGTATTGAGATATCTACTCCAAGTTTATTCATTATCTTAATATATCTCCTTGCTACTTTATCATGATTTATCACGATATCGTCACCAAGAATGATATATTTTGTAAATTCATTGAACCCCTCTAAATGAGCGGCTCAATGGACTACAAGATGATGAGTAAGTGTAAAGGCGGCTCATGAAGAATATGCCCCCATTGGTTGACCTACTGAATATTTTAGTAAGTTACCTTCTGGAGATTCATATTCTCTACCTATGAGCAATTCCTTTCAATTTTCAGCAAAATTATCATCAAATATTTTTGATAATAATTTCTTCTGAAGAGTGATTGGGAATCGATCAGTGGCGGAACTAAGATCTAATGATCAAAAGTTATTACCATAAGTCTTTCCTCAATCATGAAAGGGATCCTGAGTAAAAGTTCTATCACATGGGAAATTACTTAATAAATTAAGTAAAATCTTATGTATAGGTTTGAGAATTCATTGACTATAGTAATCT